GCCAATAAGTCCAAACGACTCAGAACCGTAGGGGGACGGCAAAATCTCTAGCGCCTTTAGCGCGCAGACCGTGGGCGCGTTCCGCGCACGCGAGACCAGGTTTCCGATGCAGTCCAGGTTTGTAAGTCCAGGTTTCTATTCACAAAAACAATGGGAGCAAGGGGTCCGCTAAGAAAACCCGGCAGCCGGCGGTGGAACCGGGAAGTGCGCAAACGTCAGAGGCTTGCTGCTGATGCCGGCCAGACGGTCGCGCCGCCAGCCGCGGCCACTGCCGAGCAGCGCCCGACGGATCTTCCGGTGTGCCCGAAAGAGTTGTCGCGCGAGGTGGCAGAAAGGTGGCTCAACCTGGTCGTTGACATGGTCAGCGCCGGGATTACCGTCAAGCAGGTCGACGCACGCGCCATCGCGATCGCTGCTCGCTATGAGGACAGCATCGCGAAGCTCGATGAATTGTGTTCGCGGCCAGACCTGGAACCGGAGACGCTGCATGCGGCGCTGCGTACGCGGCTCAGTTCGATGAAAGAGTACCTCGCCGCGCTTCGGGATATCGGCGGCACGCCACTCGTTCGCATGCGCGCGAAGATTGCACCGGAAGAAAAGCCCGTGAAGGCGACAGACGATCCGTGGGGCAGTTTATGAAGAAGAGTTATATAGGCGCCGTACTGCTTGCGTCCGGAGTCGCCGCGCGGCTGGCTGGATTCCACGTCGTGAGCGAGTGGTTAGTCGGTGCGGCCGTGGGCTGGTCCATGCGCGGCATCGCAGGCTAAGCGCGCAGCCGCACACCTGCCGGTGTGCACGTGCACACCACGCGGTGCGAAGCCGCACTTCTGAATGCCCCCCACAGACAGACAGACAAACAGACAGACACACAGACAAGGGCGCGCGCGTTTTTTGAATTTCCCGATCACCACTCCTAAATGGAACGAGACTATATCGCGATCGCCGAGAAGTACGTTAAGGACGTCCTGACCGGCGAAGTACCAGCATGCAGGTGGGTGCGCCTGGCCTGCCAGCGCCAGAAGCTGGACCTGGCGTACGCCGCACTCGGCCGTGCCCGCTGTGAGCATTGTAAGAGTACCGGGATCGAGTACGACGACCATGGCGGCAACATCGGTGTCGAACGTGCCTGTTCGGTATGCGGCAGCGCCCCGTATCCCTGGCACTTTGACCGGGACAAAGCCGAGCGCGTCTGCCGGTTCATCGAACTCCTGCCGCATATCAAGGGCAAATGGTCGAGCGCACTGCTTCGCCTGGAGCCGTGGCAAGTCTTCATCCTGACCACGGTCTTCGGCTGGGTGGATGCCGCCGGCAACCGGCGCTATCGGACGGTCTATATCGAAGTTCCCCGGAAAAACGGGAAGAGTGCATTGTCCTCTGGCGTGGCGCTGTACTGCCTATGTGAGAACGAGCCTGGAGCTGAGGTTTACTCGGCGGCTACGAAGAAGGATCAGGCGCGAATCGTCTTCGACGTAGCCCGGCGCATGGTGCTGAAGTCGCCCGGCCTGGCGCGGCGGTTCGGCGTCCAGGTGGAACGGCATCGGCTGTTTGTGGATGATTCGGCCAAAGAGTTCAAGCCGCTATCTTCCGATGAGGATGGCCTCGATGGCCTCAACATCCATTGCGTCATCATCGACGAGCTGCATGCTCATAAATCGCGCGCCGTCTGGGACGTGCTCGACAGCGCCACCGGCTCCCGCTCGCAGCCGCTGATCTGGGCCATTACCACGGCGGGAAGCAACCAGCAGGGCGTCTGTTACGAGCAGCGTGAGTACGTGATCAAGATTCTTTCGGGTCAGCACCAGGATGACCGGTATTTCGGGATCATCTACACCGTCGATCTTCCTGAAAAAGGACCGGATGGAGACATCATACCGGGCGATGATTGGAAGCTTGAGGCGACCTGGCGCAAGGCGAATCCGAACTACGGCGTTTCGATATTCGCCGCCGACATTGCAGCGCTGGCGCGCAAGGCGATGCAGTCAGCGCGCTCGCAGAACAACTTTCTCACGAAACGCCTGGACGTTTGGGTCAATGCCGAGCAGGCCTTTTACAACTTGGAGGCCTGGCGCGATTGCCGGCGCGACGTGACGCTTGCGGATTTCGAGCACGAACCGTGCTGGATCGGCCTCGATCTTTCGAGTAAATCCGATGTCGCCTGCAAGGCGCGCGTGTTCCGGCGGATGGAAAAAGAGCCGGGCAAAGATGGCAACCAGGTCACGCAAACGCATTATTACGTGTTCGTCGATCATTACCTCCCGGATGCCGTGATCGATTCTCCGGAGAACGCTAATGCCCAGCACTATTCCGAGTGGTCGCGGAACGGCCAGCTTCGGCTCACGCCCGGGCCGCACATCGATTACGCCGTGATCGAAGACGATCTTGTGGAAGATCTCCGGCGCTTTGAAGTGGTTGCCATCGCCTACGATCCCTGGAACTGCGAACAGCTGCGGCAGCGCATGGAAACCGAGTATACGGCGCCCATGGTCGAGAACCCGATGGGAGTCCGCACCATGTCGGAACCGATGAAGGAATCGGAAACGCTGGTGCTCGCCCGGCGCCTGCATCACGATGGCGATCCGGTACTCGCCTGGATGATGGCGAACGTGGTTGGCGTGTTCGACAACAAAGATAACGTTTATCCCCGTAAAGAGAAGCCAGAGAAGAAGATAGACGGACCCGTGGCGATGATCATGGCGCTGGGCGCGATGTTCAGAACAGAGCAGAAGCCGACCGACTTCGGAGCGATTTCCCTGTGATCGAGACCCTCGCATCCTTATATAAGCAGGCTGGCTACGAGTTCCCGCCGATCCCGCGCCTTTCCCGCCGCGACGTGATGGGCAATCTCGGCAACTTCGCCGACGCCCGCATCGGCTCGGCGATCTACAACCTGCTGCAATCCGGGGCCTCGACCTACACCGGCCGTCCGGTCAGCCCGGCGACGGCGATGACCTACAGCGCCGTTTATGGCTGCGTCAGCAAGATCGCCAAAAGCGTCGCATCGTGTCCGCTGATCACACACCGCAATACCGGGAGAAACAGCGACACGAAAAATCCGGCAACCGATGATTACCGCTACCGGATGCTCAAGGAGCAGCCCAACGAGGAGATGACCAGCTTCCAGTGGCGGGAGGCGATTGTCACGCACCTGCTGCTGTGGGGCAATCATTATTCCTGGCTTGACTGGGACGGGGCCGGTCGGCTGCGCGCGATCTGGCCGTTGGAGCCGGCCTACGTCCAGGTGCTGCGGACGCGCCTTGGTGGCCATCTGGTTTATCGATATTTTCCGCACAACCCCTACAGCGTGCCGGTCGAGCCGGGTGTTTATGCAGCGCAAGACATTCTGCATATTCCGTATCTCGGCTTCGATGGCACGGTCGGGTTCTCGCCGATCACGCTGATGCGCCAGGCGGTGAGCCTGGGGATGGCCGCAGAGGAATACCTCGGCCGCTTCTTTGCTAATGGCGGCAAGCCGCCTTACTGGATCGAGTTCGAAGGCCAGATCAAGGACGAAGAAGAGTTCAAGACGCGCTATCACCGGGTCCAGGCGTCGCTCGATAAAGCGGGAAGTCCCGCGCTGATGTACGGCGGCTTGAAGCTGCACGAGCTGAAAATGTCCCCCGAGGATGCGCAGTTCATCGAAGGGCGTAATTTTCAGGTCTCGGAGATCTGCCGGTTGTACGACATGCCGCCGTACATGATGGGCGACCCCAACGGCAAGGCGGCGACCTACGCCAGCGCCGAGCAGGGTGACATTTATTACGCCAAGCACACCGTCGCTCCAGTCTGCGAGCGCCTCGAGAAGAAGATCGACCTGACGATTCTCGGCTCGAATGACGCACTGACCTGCAGTCACGACCTGCGGGCGCTGTATCGGGCCGACATGAAGACCATCGCGCAGGCGCACGCCCAGGAAATCTTCTGCGGCAAGATTACCCCGAACGAAGCGCGCACGGAAAGCGGCATGAATCCAGGCCCGGCGGATCTCGATAAGCACTGGATGCAGGGTGGCATGGCCACCGTGGAACGGCTCGCCAACGGCGGTCCAACTACGCAACAGCCCGCACGGGGGCCTTTTGAAAACGAGAACAAGGAGCAGTGAAGCGAATGGATAAGGAACGAGCGGTCAAGTATCTGGTGACCGAAAAAGACGGCACGACTCATTTGCCCTACACGGGCGACGATGGCAAGCCCGATCACAAGCTCATGGGCGATGCCTGGGCCGCGCTGCATGGCGGCTTTCGCGGCAAGAAGTATGAGGGCCCAAACAAGGCCGAGGCGATCAAGAAACTGAAAGCGGTGTACAAGTCCGAGGGCATGGATACGCCCGACGAGAAGGATTCGTTCCCGGACCTGGATCATCGCCGGGCGCATCTGGCGGCGACGCTCGCACAGGAGCGCGGCCGGATTGCCGCCGTGATCGCGGGTGGCGGTGAAAGGCAGGCAACGGATGAGATGAAGTCCGTGATCGATGCCTGTTGGATTGCCCGGGCGAGCTGTTACGCAGCAATGTCTTACGCCTCATTCCTGCCCTGGGACATGGCGGATGTCGTTTCCGAAGATCACTATTCGGCTCTGTATGAGTGTTATTCCTGCGCTGGCGTGTTCCTCGACCTCGCCGGCCGGGACTCTGCACTCCTGCCAGTCGCTGCGACGCTTTGTGCCGAAGCGTGCCGGGCCGTGATCGAGGAATCGGCAGAAACAGAAGACGGCATCCTGAATGCCTGCGCCACCGCCTGCGAGCGCTGCGCGGCTGCCTGCGACGGGTTGCCCGATGAAGGCCGTACGACCGGAGAAAAAGAAGAAGTCCGCTCCTGCCCGATCGAGTTTCGGTC